AGTAGCCAAATCGAGTAACCCATTCGCTTTAAATCTTTTTGTTTTTGATAACCACTCAGAGGCAGTTAACAATAGACCAAGGACAAGGGTTACACTCCAGTTAGTTACAAAACAAGTGATCATGCTTCAGGAGTAAAAAGTTTTTCTTTAACAAGTGTGTAAACTACATTGTCAATACTATTGTCTGTGCTATCAACATACTTTTTCAGTAAGTCAAGAACAAGATTTTTAACTGCTGGATGTGTTGCAATTGAAATTAAAAGTGGTTTTACCACTGCTACTACTGCGCCCATGATGTCCTCCGTGTTAAGAGTATCCTGTCCTATTTAGATATCAGGCAAGTCTACGTCTTCTCTCTTCCTCTCTTTCTGCTCTTTCTGCTGCTGCTTTTGCTGCTTGTTCTTTTTGTTTTTTTAAAGCAAGTCTATCAGCAGTTGTCTGTTCAGGTCTTTTAGGACGATCACGTTCCGAAACACCTCTTTCCCCTTCATGTTGAGCAACTGTTTTACCACTTCGAGTCATAAGACCTTGACGTGTGCTAGGCATTGATCTTACTATTTCCATTGCACGATCTCTTTTAGGTCTTGGTTTTCCTTTATCTTCTGCTCTTCTTTCATCCAAAATCTCACCTTCTGGTTCATATCCAGCAACCATTACGATTGGATTCTTAGAACCCATCGATCTTAACTTATTTTTAATCAAATTAATTTTTGCATAATCACCACGAGAATCTCTTTCCTTTTCTTTATTGCCACTAGTATCATCACAACTACAATCTGTCGCTTCTTCTACTTTTTCGGGAAGACCTTTATGCTTAGTTTTAGCAAACTTCTTTGCTTCTTTTTTTGTCATACCCTTAGCAGCTGCTGCTACTTCTGGTGACATTGGTTTCTCACCCTTCTTGGCAGCATAAACCATTCCCATGAAACGCTGCTGTGCTTTACTCTTTGCTCTTTCAGCGAGAACTTCACCCTCCAACTCAGTATGAGCATAAACAGATTTTGGACCCTTCATATTAGATTGTGTACCATCTTCAGGAGAAACCTTTACAACACCGGAAGAATAGTTATCTACACCTTTACCAGTAATTTTTCCCTTATTTTGTCCCTCAGTGCTATCAGTACCCTCTGTCCATAGATAATCTTCTTTTTTCACATCCTGACCAGGTTCATACCACTTACCATCACCATCACTATCTTGCCAACGTGGTTCAGTTGTTTTTTTATTTTTTTTAGATTCAACTAACTTACCTTCTTCTTCGTAAGAATTTTTTTGCAAAAGAGTATTAATTTGTTTCTGTTTTTCTGCATTTTGTTGCTCCAATTTACCAGCAACACCCTTTGCTTTATCATAAACCATTTTACCTGCGAGTGCAGTTCCTGCTGCAAGACCTGCTTTAATACCAAGACCTACTAATGGGTTTTCTTCGAGTACTTCACCTTCTGGTTTATAAGAGTCAGAAACATCTTTTCTCTTCTCAATCGCAGCACCAATTGCCTTACGACGCTTCATAATATACTTATCATTTGGGTCATTATGCTTACCATCATTATCAACATCAGAATCTTCTTTTCCTACTGGATCAAGTTTTTTTCCACCACCACCTAATGCTTTTGCTGTACTTTCTCCACGCTTTCTTTCACCTTCTCTTGGATCACCATACTCAGTCATTTCAACTTTAAGACCTTTTGCTCTAAGTTGAGTGATCTTTTCACGAGTTCCATATCTTACATAAGAGTTTCCAGTCTTAGGATCTGTAACTCTGATCTTATATTTCTTGTCGTCTAATCCATGAAGTTCCTCTAAGTAATCTGGAATTACTTCATCAACACCCTCAACAAAAACTTTAAACATTGCTTTTGCAACATTAATTGCAGCAGCATCTTCCATCATAGGAACAAAGTCTTCTGCAACAGCAGCTTTCTTAGACACCATTTGCCTTGCTCTTGCCTTTACAGCAGGAATTGACGTTGACTTTGCAATTCTTTGTAGAACCATTCTTTCTTGAGTTGCAGGATCTGCTCTTTTACCTGCCAACATTTTTTTAACTTCATAACGAGAATCATAAACAAGTTGTCTTGCTTTTTTTTCGATGCCAGCAGCAGCATCAGCTCCAGGTTTTGCTTCACCACCTTTTCTAGATGGAAGTTCTTCAAAAATATTGTTACTCATTGGAGAAGATTGATTACTTACTTTTTCTATACTTATTTATGAAATCAAAAAATGTCTTACCACCAGATTGAATATTTTCTTTTCCCAATCCAGAACCAGAAGATTGCTTTGCGGCATACCTCAAATACCCTTTTGTACCAACAAGTGTATTTGGTTTTCCTGGAGTTCTATACATTCTATCCATTTTAACCTCTGTATATTCCATCACATCTTTGATCCAAGACTTGAACATGATGCGATCTTCTGTAACACAAATCAAATAGTTAGTTCCTCTACGGATAATTCTTCCAATTAAACCAGTATTAAGGTTTTCCACCAACTGACCAATTTTAAAGATTGCCTCACTCAAATAATTTTCACGAAGAGTTCTTTGATCAAACTTAGGAGCAATTTCCCAAACTTCTACAACTTGATCTTGAATACCCATTGCCTGACGAACTGTATCAAAAACTGCTCTTGCATCTTTTGGTTTCATCTCTGGCGGCATTCCCAAACGGAAAGTTTTAAAATCTCCCTCAGCAGCAGCAAGTCTCATCCTAGAAGCAGAAAGACCTTCGACACCATCCGAATCAGGATCACGATCACCTGCAGAAACTACCTCAATATTATCAAAAGCATAAAGATTACCATTATAGTTGTTGGCGAGTTTATCAAACTCTTTTACTCTATCGGCACCACCAACAATTCTCACATTTGCATATCCATCATTATGTGCCTTTTTAAGAACATCAAAAATAGTTTTTGTGCTTGCATCATTCATAATCCTTTCACTATGTTGTGGAAACATAGATCTCATAAGTGATACTTTTGTATCGGCATCAAGTGGATTCTTTTTTTTATCTTGACTGCGAGAGGGAACAATCATATAATCACTACCTTCTTGCTCTGCGGACGCTGCAGCGGTATCCATTAATTGGAGATGTCCCAGATGTGGAGGATTGAAACGACCAAATGCAATCGTCAATGTTCCCTTTGTCTTTTCAACGGGAAGAAAATTAGCAGGAGGTGTTTCCTGAGCAACTGGTTGAGGAACAGGTGCCTGCTGTTGTTGTAATGCAGGATCTACAAAATTTGGATCTGAGATATTCTTTTCAGTTTCTGTCTGAGCAGAATCTTTACCAACTACTTGACGCTTATTATAAAATTTTAATCTGCCTTTCTCAGTCTTTGCAACAAACTCACCATCCTTATACCAACCACCATGACCATCCCCCTGCAACCCAAGTCTTGCAGCTTGTTGGGTTGCAGTTGTTTCGGTTAAAAATTGGAAAAAACTTTTCATTACTTACTGTTTTTATTAAGTTCAACTGATATTGCTCGTTCGTTTGCAATAATGTATTTTAAAATACTTTGTCTAATCTTTATATATTTATCCTTGTCCTGTTTTTTCTTTTTTAAGTCAATCTCCTTTTGAAATGTTAAATAAACATATTCAAAAAAATCATTAAATTTTTTACCTTTAAATTTTTCTATTAAAGGTTTAATATAATCAATCATCGATTATAAGTTGCAAGAAGAAAGTCAACACCATTATCAATATTGTACTTTGATTTTGGTGGTTTTGAGGTAATTTGGAGAGCGGTTGTAAATCGATAGTTATAAATTGGAGAACTTCCACCCCTTTTTAATCTAATACGAATTCTTAAACCAGGATTAAATTGAGGTATTGGAAGTTTGGCTGGATTTGTTGCCATATAGTACATACCATATCCACCAATTTGAATATAGTATGTTTGCTTTGCTGCATAATAACTATGCAAAGCACGTGACTGTAAAGAGAGAAATCTATCAGTAAATCTAAGATAATCTGAGGAAACCATTTCTTGTGTAAACTGTTTGGGATCGACAGTTCCTTTATTTGGAGGTCCTTTTGGTCCCCATTCCCTATTTGCAAATGCTTCAATACCAACAGATCTCATAAGAGTACGAAGTTCTTCTGCTGCAGGTGTATTTGCACCACCCAGTTTCCAAATTCCATTATCAGTATCATACTCAAAACTACCTTGCCCATAATCAGCCTTAAGATCAAGTTTAACCTCAAGTTTATACTGAACCCCATTGTAAATAAACATTGCATCAGGGGCATTTGGATCTGATCCAGCAGGTTGAAAGTTTTTAGGAACCAATCCTTTTGCTTTCAATCTATTGTGAACTCTACCCTCGTAAAGAAACCCCTGTTCCCCTGCCATTAGTTTTTATTGATATTTAGTGCTCAAGAGAGGACTTGAACCTCCACAGATAAATCTACTGGAACCTAAACCCAGCGCGTCTACCAATTCCGCCACTTGAGCAGTTTTCGCTATTTGCGAATAGCGAATGGAGAATAGCGGACTCGAACCGCTGACATCCTGCTTGCAAAGCAGGCGCTCTACCAGACTGAGCTAATTCCCCAAGAACCCCGAAGGGTCAAGTATTTATTCAATAATGTTAAGGTCTTCAATTTGATCATCAAGGGTTTGTAAAACTTCTCTAAGATTTACAATCCTGATTGGAGGATATTCTTTACTATATCCATTTTGCGATTGATAAACTGCTTCTCTCACAGCATTAGCAGTTCCAAAATCCATTTTAAGAGTGACTTTCTTCATCGATCGTCAGCAGCACGATTTTCGGAAAAATAAACATCAAAAGCACCCTCAGGATAACGCTTCAGAAGTTTTTGAACATTTCGTGCAACAACATCATCAAGAGTTACATCAAGTGCAATACATGCTTGAGCAACATACCACATAATATCACCCAGTTCGATAATCAGATGCTCACGATTATCCTCGTTATATGGTTTCCCTTGAAAAATCATTTTCTTGATAATTTCAAGAAACTCACCACCCTCAGCATTGATGCCAACACCAGCGGTCAGGAGGCGCTCAATATTAGCGCCCTTTTCATCTAGTTGAACCAGACGATCGGAGAGAGCAAGAAAGTCTTTCGATGCATCAGAAGTTACGGCATCGACAAACTCAGCATACTTGTTAAAATTAACGTGTTTAGCAGTTTCCATTAAAATTTAAATCCTTCAAACGACTTTTTGGGTTTCTTGTCTTCGTTATCATTATACTCGTCTTCGTTTCCAGAGTCAAGTATATCTTTTTGTGCTGACTGCTCACAATCATACAATCTCATTTTAGCACGATCAATACCCACAATAAAACGCTTGTAAATAGTGGGATCATTGTATCTATTTTTGAGTTGTTTCACCATGATCTGTCCCAACTGCTCCAACTCTTCAGTACTAATAAGGGCAAACATAAGATCAGCAGTAGCAGGAAGACCAAAGGACTCAGAAGTATCAGTAAGTTCAACATCAGAAGAACCAAAACCTGAACGAGTGGTCTGAGTAGCGGAGACAATCGGGACGTTAAACTCAACGGCGAGTCCCCTAAGTTCTTCAGCAATCGCTTTGATATATGAATATGAATTGACAGAAAGGTTTGACTTATACCTACTGGAAGCACATATATTAAGGTAATCAATGAAAATAATATCAGGTCTAAATGACTTTTTGAGAGCAAGTTCATTGAGAAGTGCCTTAAAATGTCCAGCATGAGCAGAAGCAGTTGGATATTCTTTGATTACCAAAGATCCTTGTGTCTTCTTCGCAATACTATTTACTTTGTTTTCAAACATTTGACGTGGTAAATCAACCAATTGCTGAATCGGTACATTAAGAAGGTTTGCATCAATCCTTTCTGCAATTCGCTCTTCTGCCATTTCAAGAGTGATATAGAGAACGGACCTGCCTTGCAGTAAGACGGAACTAGCCACATGACACATGAATAGTGATTTTCCAACACCGGTTCCAGCGAGAGCAATATTGAGAGTCTTACTAGGGAGACCACCCTTTGTGATTTTGTTGAAATATTCCAGATCAAACTCGATCTTATCTTCCTTGCGGTGATAAAACTCATATCGCTCCTCGTAGTTTTGAAGATAATCATGTCCGACATTATTGTCAAATGATACCGCTAAGGCATCTGAAAGAATACTTGGAATCGCATCACGATTTTTCTTTTCGTTATTTCCGTCAGCAATATGAATTGACTCCATCAATGCTAAGTAAATAGCACGATCACGACACCACTTTTCAGTGGTATCAAGTAACCATTGTCTTTCCACAGGAGCATTATTTAGAGAAGAATTTATTTCTCGTATCTCTTTAACTTCTGTCTCATTGAGATCAGTACGATTTTCTACCTCAATATTGAGTGCTTCAATCGTGATTGCTGAACCATATTTGACAATAAATTCAACAATTTCTTCAAAAATAATCTTTTCGGACTTTTTCTCAAAATAATCTGATTGTATGAAAGGAATAACTTTGCGTGAGTAATCTTCATTAAATATTAGGTTTCTGAGAATAGTTGTCTCAATTCGTTCCATAAGAGAATTGTTGTTTCGCGGCAGCATCAAGTTGCTGCATTACTTCTTCAGTAAAATATTGATCTGGATGTTTTAGAATTTCTTTTGCATAAAGTTTTTTACCATTGATTTCATACCGTCCCGCAACATTTTTCCAAAGTCCAGCAGTTTCACCAAGTTCTAAAAGACCATAATATCGATCAAGACCACGCTCATCATAAAATAGACGCACTTCAACTTCTTGATTTTCTTTACTCAAACGAGACTTAGCAGTCTTTGCCTTAATAATGTTTCCAACAACTTCTGTTCCATCTTTTTCTTTCTTTTTGCCAAGATATATGATAGTAGAAGCAGCATACTTAAGACCACTACCACCACCCATTTCTTTAGTTGGAACGTAAGCGCCGATGACATCATAAGTATGATTTGTGACAATCATTGGAATGTTTGCCTGCCCCAACTTAAGAGTAAGCATACGGAAAGCACCTTTGACCAGTTGAGATTTGGTCATATCACGAACTTGCTTATCGTTCAGAGCATCAGTAATCTCTTTCTCAGTTGAAAGCATACCTAAGGAGTCTAACACAAACATACAAGGTTTACGTTCTCCTTCTGGTTTTTTTAAGTATAAATCCACTGCTTTAAGTGCTTTCCCACGAAACTCTTCTACTGTTACAACATTGACAACCACAAGACGAGAAGTATCAATTCCACGAGACTCTACAAGAGATTTGGTGATAGCAGCTTCAGTATCAAAGTAGAGACAATAACCATCGGGGTTATTATCAAGAAAATTCTTAACCACAGCGAGAGAGAAGAAAGTCTTTCCAGTAGAAGACTCTCCAGCAATAGCAGTAATCTTATTACCAGATACACCGCCAAATATGCTACCTGAAACCAGTGCATTAAAGATGTACGAACCCGTATCAACATAAGTCTCAGTCTCATCAATATCAGAGGCAAGTTTTGTATACTCACCACCAACTTCTTTTACAATTTCTTTAAGGAAATCCATTACACTACCATCCCGTACTGTTCACGAAGTATTTTTTTATAAGGTAAACCTTGTTCTTTAAGTTCTTTGACTAGTTTCAGTTTATGATACAAAGCGGCATCTCCACCAAAACCAAGTGCTTTAATAATAGTATCAAGCTCTTTATCATTAATAGGCAAATCCATTAAGCAAAAAATAATTCAAGGTTTACAGTTTTTTCCACATTCCACCCAATAGAATCAAGGATAGATTTGAGTGGTTCTACAAAACTCTTTTCAAATTGTAGTTCATAGTCGATGTATTTGTCAAGACCAAGTTCTTTTGGAAAGTCTTGAATAAAGGAGATAATATTTTCCTGAATGATATTTGGTTTCTTCAAATATACAAACTTAATCTTCTCACCATTAGCAATAAGCGAATACTTATTAGTCAGTTTTTTCTCTTTTATATAATGATTGAAAAGAAGTGCTCCACGAATATGAATTGGAGTTTTTTGAGCATAGATTGTCGAAGAAGAATAATACTTACGAACATCGGAAGCAGTTCTTGGAAAAGCAATTTGTTCTGGTGGTAAAGATTTAAACTCTTCACGGCATTTATCAATAAAATTAATTACATCCTCTTCCGTCCCACTCATCATCAGTTTTAAACCATCTTTAATCATCTGACGACAAGGTGCAGGAGTAGAAGACTTAACTGCCTCAATACCCATCATTTTCAGTTTAGGTTCTTCATAACGAACACCTTCACTATCCCAGACATTCAGAATGTATCGTTTCTTAGCAGTCCAAATTCCACGCTCTGCAATGTTCTCACGCTTCATCTGCATCTTCTGATCATAAGCATTCACATACTCAGCCAGTTCTTGGTAGCAACCTTCAATATACTTCTCAAATTCCACCTGACAGACCTTATCAAGGAACGAAACAACGCTCTGAGTAGTTTTCTCTCTTCCCTTGTATACACTTTCAACCAGAGGACCCATATTAAGATAGATAGAGTCAGTATCAGAAGCAATAACATAATCTACTCCGTCTGTTTTTAGAATCTTATTGAGATAGGCATTCATCTTGTTTTCAATCCAACGGATAGAAACCTGACCAGACAAGGTGATTGCCTCAGCGTTTGCTAGTTTGTAATAACGGAAATACTGATTGCCGATAGCACCATAAGCAGAGTTAAGTTGAATCTTCCTCGCCATTTGGATGTTGTTGCATCTTGCAATCTCTTTTTCCAAGTCTTTCGTTTTTTTCTTTTCATATTCCTGTTTAGCAGCAAGCATTTTCTTCTTATAGATGGTGCGATCTTTGTAGATCTTTTCCATCAGTTCTGGAAGGAATCCGCGAACATCCTTGCGGAACATTGCACCATTCGCACAAACTGCCTTATCTTTATACAACTCAAATGTGACTTCCTGATTCAAAATCTTATCAACAGTCACATTTGGGTGCCTCTCATCCAGAAGAGTTTCTGGTGAGATATTGTATTGCATAATCAGGTGAGGATATAGTGAGTTGAGGTCAAAAGACACAACCCAGTCATACTTTCCAGGAATAGGTTCTTTAACATAAGCACCAGCATACTTAGAGTCTTTATCTGAACGCTCTTTTGGAGGAATCACAATGTTCCTCTTTTTCAGATAGTTGTAGATAATCGTATCCCACATTCGGACTTGTGAGAACACATCCGTATAGTTTGCCTTGGCGTCATATGCCATTGTCAGAGCAAGTTCAATCAGTTTCATCTTGTCTTCCATGCGGTCAACAAGTTCCACGTCAATGATGTTGTACTCTACAAACTTCTGCCAACCCTTAGTATAGAAGTCTTTGAAAGTATCAAACTCGGAGTGATCAAGTTTTTTCTGACCAAGTTCTACACTTGCAATGTAATCAAGACGATAAGATTCCTGAGCCTTATACGTAAACTTCTTATAGAGATTCAAATAGTCGAGTTGACTAATACCACCAACATCGTATGAAATGTGTTTACGACCAGCAACATAAATTTCACTCTCAGTTACAAGACCCCATGGTGAAAAACGCTTCATCAACTTTTCACCAAGAATACGATCCAAGCGACGAACAAGATATGGAATATCATATAGTTCAATATTCCAACCAGTCACAACCTCTGGAGTATTTTCCTCAACCATCCACCAGTTAATAAAGTCCATTAAAAGGTCACGCTCATTATCAAACGAACGATAAATCACATTATTCTGCTGATTCCTAAAAGGACCCATACCCCAAGTACGAATCTGTTTGGAAGAATAGTCCTGAATCGTAATCAACAGAACTTCTTCGGCAGCAGATTCTACATCAGGGAATCCATTCTCCGATGCAACCTCAATATCCAGAGTTGTAACTTTAACTTTACTAATGTCAAACTTTAACTCATCCTCAGGATACATCTCAGAGATGTACTGATAGATGTATTGGGTATTTCCGTAGATTTTAAAATTTTCTACGCCCTCATACTTTTTAATAAACTCACGACAATCACGAACAGAACCAGGTTGAACTGATTCCACATATTCACCACTCAAAGTTTGGTATTTAGTTTTCTTTTGTGAAGGGACAAAAAGAGTCGGGTTAAACTTCTCACGGGTCATGAAGTGTTTTCCATCTTCATAACCACGAACCAAGAAGTGATCCCCGACCATTTGAACGTTTGTATAAAATCTCATCAGGCAGTTAGTTCAAGATACTTTTCAATGACTTCGGGAGTTGGATCAGCAATAGTCAAAATATCACTTGATCTAATCATATATTCTGTTTGACCAGAAGCTTCTATCCATGGTTTCATAGATTCTAATCCATAAAAACGATATGGATTAATAAGTCTACAATCTGGTTCGCCAATATCAGCAAAAAGTTCTTCCATTTCTGCAATTAGAACTGTATCCACACCAATAAGAATACACTTTACGACCTTATCACTCATTTTCTTCCTCCTTTTCTTCAACTTTTAAAGAAACACCAGTCTTATTCAAATACATTTCTTTAACAGTATCAATTGGGTCACAAATTGTAACCACATAATCAAGAGTAATTACAAACTGCTTATCTTTTGAAAGAATTAACCATGGTGTAAGAATTACATCAATCTCATAGTTAGACTTACCACTGTCACTCTCAGTCAGAACAGTTTTTTCTTTTGCCTCAACATAATGAGGATTTTCTAAAAGATATCCCCTAACAACTTCATCAGAAACAACTTCTTTTGCATCAGTAATTATAGTCTCTCCCGTTTTAAGGAGCATCAGTTTAATGGTCATTTTGGTTTCATTATCCTCTCAGTATTTTAGCAAGAAAAAGGGGAGGCGTCAACTGGATTTTGCCAGTTACCTCCCTTGGCATAGCGCCGACGATATTCAATGCTATTTAGTCACCATTTCCCCCACCACCGTCACCAGCACCACTTCCAGGATTAATTGGAACTGCTCTTCCAGCACCCACATTGGTCACTTTACCCTTATTATAAACTTTATGTTTCCAAGCATCTGGATATGAAATGGTTTTTATTTCATTAAGAAACTGGTGGAAAGATTTCATTTTTATTTTTATTTAGAGATAATCTTTACGAGAGTGATGTTCAGGAATAATCTTACCAAGTCTGATTGTCAGTAATCCGTTATCAAAGGCAACATCTCGTACTTCTGTATCGTCGGAGAGAGTCCATGCTCTCTTGAAAGATCGTTGAGCCAATCCCTTATGGATGTAGTTGGCATCAGATTCTTTATCCTCCTTTTGTCCCTCGACAAAAAGTTTTCCATACTCTGTGTATACATAAACTTCTCCTTTCTTAAATCCTGCGAGTGCGAGTTCCAAACGTGATTCCACGTTGCTTACCTGAACAAGATTATATGGAGGGTAGTTAGAAGTTGTTTCATGAAGATTAAACAGACGATCAAAATATTCGTCCATTCCAATACTATTGCGTGTAATCCTGTCCATCAAGGCAGGCAAATCCGCAGATGTAAACCGTGAGGTTACAAGGTTAGTCATTATAGTAGCTCCTTTAAAGCGAGTTTGTGTTTTGTGGACCCTTTCGGCATCCGCATATAATTATACTATTTCTTACAAAAAAGGCGGGTGTAAAACCCGCTCTTTTTCATTCGGCATCCTCTACTTTTTTCTTTTTGGCACCAATGTTATACTTAGTTTCCAAAATCCAATCTCCCTTGTCCTTATATGCAAGGACTTTGATTTGATTTAAAGGGGCGATATCTTGAATCTTTTTAAGATCAACAATTTCGATCAGACCCCAATCAGCAAGAAGTTGGGCAATACGATTGCGACGCTGAACATCATTCACGGTCAGGTTTGCGTGTTTGCCATCCAGAGCAAACAGTTCCTTAAAGTGAACGAGATAATATCTACCTTGCTTGTGTAGAATATGGCAAGACTGATAGATTTTCTTTTCCTTTCTTGAAGCAACTCCGATGCGGGTCAAAGTCTCACGAACCTTAAGAAAATCATCAGGTTCGTTAAGAATCACTTCCACCATTTGTTCGGGCGTCCACTTCACTTCAGGTTCTTGAACGACACTCATTTTGTTCCTCCAGTTTCAAATTTCGATTTAATAAATGTTAGTTGTTCTTTCGTAAGAATCCTCAAAGCTTGTTTTGCCTTCTCATTACTATATCCATAATAACGCTTGACATAATCAAGATCTTTGATTTTATCTTGTCGGAGCCAGGGAGAAAATCTCTTCTTTTTCCTCAGACTATTTATAAAAAAGTCATACTGCAACTTTTTTGGGAGGAAATGATAACGATTCATTTCATTCGCAAACATAATGCAATCAATGTGCCCAGAAAGACAGCGATTGATAATATATGGATTATATTCCTTCTCAATGGAAGGATCTTCATCAATTAGATGTTTCTTCGTCTGATTGATTGA